CCCCAACCAAAACCTACGGTTTGAAAAGTTGGACCTACCACTACATATGGATCAATTTGTGCTGAACCTGTTCCTGAAGTAGTGCCTGCTGAAGTAGAAGGCATAGTAATTTCAAAAGTATTTGTAGTTTTATTTAATACTTCAAAAGTATTATTTTCAAAATCTGATGTTGCATAACCAGAACCTGTTGGCACAGTGACAGAAGAAAAAGTTATATATCTTCCATCTAATAAACCATGAGATGTTTTATTAACTGTAACGGTTGCAGAACCTGTTGTTGCATCAAAGGTTGCTCCAGTAATAACATCATTATCTAATGGTGTAATGTCATAAAACTCACCTGCATAGTATAAAAATAAACCTTGAGATGTCCCGATTGCTACATATTTTTCACCGGCAATAGATGTAAAATCATGCTGTGCACGTGCTACACCTGGTAAGGTATTATTAGAATTAGTTAATTGAGACCAACCTCCTATTTTTTCAGGAAGTCCATATCTAAATCTAACAAAATCACCATCGACCCATTGAGACTCGCCTCCGGAATCAGTGACCATTTTGTTAAAACCAGGCTTAAAATTTAATTTTTGTAGCATAATGTATAGTATACACCTATAAAAACAAAAAACTATACTATTTTTTACCGTTCCATACATCAAAAGAAACATTAAAAGCTATAATAGTCTTTCTTTTTTTAGAATTATTTTTTTTAGACCTATGATATTTATATGATGGAAATATTAGTATATCTCCCTCTTTTGCTTCTATTTTAGATCCGTCTAGAAATTCAGTTGTCATAGATTTATTAGGCATTTCTAAATAATAAACCCCTGCAAATTGTGATTCTCCATGATTATGCCACCCGTGAGCATCTCCTTGATAATATTGTTGAAACCATGAAGAAAAAATTTTCCAATTTTTAGAGTGAAAATCATTACATAACGTAATCATGTGTTGTTTTATACTGTCGTAAAAAATATCTAAATACTTTCGTCTTATATCTCCAGGTAAATAAAAATCCGTGTGAGATATTTTATCGTCTATATTATGATTAATAGGTGACTTAGGTATATCATTAATTGCTTTTAATAATTTATCTTTTACTATTTTATGATTATCAAAAGGACGAATCCACATTATATTTTAAACTGACCTACAGTTTCTCCGTTGTTTATAATTTCACCATACGGACCTCTTAAAACTGTATCAAATGCAATAGATATTCTAGGTTTTCTTTTATTATTTCTATCTACATAATGAAATAGATAAGATGGAAAAAATACAATTTTATCTTTTTCACTAAATTCAGAAAGTACATTGCTATTAATTTCATTATATTTTTCAATTATAGGGAGAATAGGTAAAGCATAGGGTCTTAAAATTTTTAATGATGGATATTCTCCTTTTTCACCATCTAACCAAATAACTCCACTTATAAATGTATTAGCATGATTATGTGGAGGATGATTCATATTTTTTTCATTTGAGTTTAACCACATAGATACCACATCGACTTTATATCCTTTTTTGACTTTCCAGTAGTGTTCAGCAAGTCTTAAAACAGATATTTTTATTTTTTTTACAAGTTCCTTAAAGTAAGGATCTTTTTGTAGACCTATAGTCTGTCCTCCTTTAGGATTATAGTATTTAGTTTTTCTGATGTTTAATTCATCAGATATACCTGGATAACTTCCTTGAAACGTAGGAATTAAAAAATGTCCTCTGATATGAGGCCATAAATGATCGTGTTTATGTTTAGGTACTGTATAAATTATTTGTTTACGTTTTCTAGGCATTTTTAAACTCCTTTGGTAATCCTAACATTGGTCTTGTGTCAAATTGAAAATCTTTATTTTTACAATCATTGTAATGTAGAAATACTTGAGCACATTCATTTCCTGTAAATTTTTCTCTCCAATGTTCAAGTTCACAACCATCATAAATTAACATATCTCCTACTTTTAAATTAATTTTTATATTTGGTTCTAAATAAATAGGCCAGGAATCTCCACCTAAAAACAAAGTTGTAGATATAGCACAGCTAGGTCTATCTTTATGTTTTAATAATTCATCACCTTTTACATATAATCTACAATAACTATATGTAGGTATAACATCTATCTTAGTTTTAGTTTTTAGCGTAGGTATTAACTCTGCCAATAAAGTTTCCATTAAAATATCTGAATAATGACAGTAACTATTATTAATCATAGGATCTCCATTAGTCCCAAAATGATTTAATTTAATTCCTTTTTTATTACATCTATTAAATACTTCCCTTTTTAATAGAAGGTAATGGTAAGCCACATTAGCAATCACCTCTGGAACAGCTTTTCTTACAACTAAATATTTGTTTTTTTTAAAACTCATTTGAATGGTGGTCCTATAAACCATAATACTAAACTTTTTCTAGTTCCTTTTGTTACTGGCTTTACTCTATGCCATATGTATGATGGAAATATTATTAAATCCCCTTGGTTATTTAACTGAGTAACTTTAGTAATATTACTACCTGTTTTTTTATTTCTAAAATCAAATTCAAAATCTCCTCCTTCATATTCACTAGAATTATTTAAAAGTAAGGTACAACTTAATTTTCTTGTTTTACCGTTGAAGTTAATATCATTACTTTTATAAGCCTCATCTGGTTGATCGCAATGCCAATCGTAATGTTGGTTTTTTTTGTATATAGTATATTGAGCTGATTCAACCCAATCAAATTCGTAATTCCAATTAGCACTATCGTTTGCTTTTCTTATAAATGGAACAATCTGATCATAAACAACCTGATCTGAAAAAAACTTTACATCTGATTGTCTTGTTTTATATAATTGTTTTTTTTGTGATTTAGCATTAGTTATCCCTGATATGGTGCCTTTAACTGGTTTTATTTTTTTAACAATATCTTCGATCAGTTTACAAAAATCTTTATTAACTGCATTTTTAAAATACCAATATCCGTTTTTAAATAACATCTAATCTAAATCCCAACTTATTATAATTCTATCTTTTAACTTATTATTTTTTAGTTCAACTTTATGTAATAAATATGATCTAAATATTAATAACATTCCTTCAATAGGTTTATAAAAACATTCAGTAAAAGAATGGTCTTTTTGTAAATCTTCTTTACTGTCATTAGCTGTTATATTGAAAGGATTTTTCATATCAACTGGTACTGGAGAATGAAAAATAACCCGTGAATCTTCAGGATCACTTTGCAAATAATAAATAACAGATATAGTTCTTCCTAAATGTACATGAGCATCAGCTAAATTATTTTCCTTGTACCAATGAAACCATGATTCGACTGGTTTAACTTTTTTTGGAAAACCATAAAAATTAGTATAATCATTTACTCTTTCTTGAATCCAATTATTAAGATTTTTTAATTTCTTATCTTTATGACAAGGATGTAGAAAAAAACTAGGTTGACCAATAGATTTAGGACATTTAGATTTTACATCTTTAAACTGTTTAATAATACTTGGAGCATCTTTTTTATGATCTTTATAAAACGAAACACCTATTAAAGTAGGAAACCAAGCATCTATTTCAAGTTCATTTGATCCTGAATTTAATTTATACATATCTAAAATTTATATTAACAACTTTTCTTAATTTTGTTTTTACTGGACTGCTTGAAGCATGGTATAAATCACCATCAAATAATAATACTTTTCCAGCTTCTGGTTTAATTCTTATTAATTTTTTATTATCATAAATAACTGTATCTCCGTCAGAATTATTAATGTAGTAAATAATAGTTTTAAAAGTTCTGTCATACTTATCATCTAAATGAAAATTATTCACCGTTTTTTCTTTTTTATTAAATAATAAATTTATTTTCATTCTTAACAGCTCTACATCTCTTTTAATTAATTTATTTACTATTTCTTCAAATAGCTCATAAAAGTAAGAATAGTATACAGATTTTTTACTAACATTTTTTTTATATAAAACGTGTACTAATTGAAAAGTGTCAGTAGATTTATATTTGTCATTTAATTTTTTTTCAAATGGTGTTCCTAAATGTTTAGTTTTTTGATAACTCTCTTCACATAAAGCCCAAGGAAAAAGCCCTGATGAAACTATTTTATTAATTTTTTTTACTATTTCTTTTTTTATTATGTTTTTTTTCTGTATTATCATGACTAAAGTTTGTTTTAATAGAATTTAATTTTTGTATTGGATAAAATGAACTACTTTGAATTTGTCCTACAAAAAACACTAAAGTAAGCCTTTCTTTTTCACCAGTAAAAAATGAATTACATTTATGATATTCATTTCCATTATAAGTTATCAATCTATTGTAGACATTATTAAATCTTGTTGTTTCATTGAAATTACTATTAACATCGTTAACTAAAACTTCATAATCAGCTAAATCTTTTTTAGTCATTTTTTCTAAAGGTTTTTTATATAATTTTTCTTTTCTGCTAGATAAGATTGAAGTTTTTTTTTCGTAATTTTTTTCTAATTTTTTTGGTAAAAATATAGATGTACCTGAATCCAAATCAGCGTTTTTAGTTAAATAAACTAAACCAACTAATGGAAAATTTCCATCTTGATGAATTAATCCTGAATTTAATAAACTTTTTTTATTTTTAGGATCATATGGATAAGTTTTTTGAAAATACATTTCAACATTATCCCAATTTATATTTGTATGTTTATAATCAAAAAACAAAGTAAATATTTTTTGTAATACACTATTAAAGAAATTATGATTAATCATATGTAAACCAAGTGTTCTTTTACCAGGCCAAAATCCATATGGTCCTATTTTAAAATCTAATGTATTAGCAAATTCTACAACTTCATTAGGGTTTTCAAAAAAATCGTCTACAGCTTGAGTTTGAAAAAATTTTTCCATTTTTAAAAATAGTTAATATTTAATATTATTCTTCTTAGTGGTCTAGTATGAGTTAAAAGTTTGTGTTCGTGTTCATTATCAAATATAACTATTCTATTTTCTTTTGATTTAATTTTTATAATTTTTTCCTTAATTTTAATTAAAGTTTTTGAATTAGAGTTAATTAAAAAAAATATAGCAGTTTTACAATTTAAATTTTTTTGATAATCTGTATGCCAACCTGTATCTTCTGATTTTTGTGTAGATAACACTAAATTTGCTCTTACTTGTATTAAAGTATTGACTTTAAGTTTTTTAAAAAAAACTTTTAAATTATCTATATAAGGTGAACGAACCTTATCTTTATTAAAAAGACAATGAGTAAAATAACCTTTTTTACTTTTAGTTTTAGGAGTTGCTTTATCTCTAAAATACCAAGCTGTTTCTTTGTCTAAAAAATCTTTTTTAATTTTATTAAAGTAATTTTTACTTAAAAAATTATCCATTACTGTATACATCTTTTTATCTTTTTTAACTCTATAGAGAGTATATACTATTAATCCTTTAATTCAAGGATTACCAACTACTATAATTTTTATTGAAACCTGTATCTAACAATTACAACTCCAGATCCACCTGATGAACCTGAACCTGAGTCACATGCTCCACCAGCACCACCGCCTAAACCGTTAGTACCATTTCCAGGTGCTCCACCAATTCCAGGTGCTCCTGGACCACCGCCACCAGAACCTCCAGATCCTGGACCAGGGCCAGATTGACGGGAACCGCCACCGCCACCAGCATATGTAGTACCATTTCCAGGCCATGATCGACCATTACCACCATTACCGTGTCCACCACTAGCACCAGCTCCACCGCCGCCGCCTGATAAAGTATCTCCGAAACCAGTTCCACCACCATTTCCATAACCTGTTAAACCAGCACTTGAACCTTGATTAGCACTGCCACCGCCAGTTCTTGCTCCGCCACCGCCCGATCCTCCAGTGCCGCCTGCTCCTCCAGCTTGACCACCGCCACCTCCATATCCACCACCATTAGCAGTAGCTCCGTTGAAAGTAGAAGGTGAACCTGCTTGGCCAGGTCCATTACTATTATTATTAGTATTTCCACCGTTTCCAATAGAAACAGGATAAGATCCTGATGTTAAATTTGTAAATGTTCCTTCAAGATATCCTCCAGCACCTCCAGCACCTCCGTTTCCTCCGCCATCTCCACCGCCGCCTCCTCCAGCGACAATTAAAACTTCAACAGGGTAAACAGTAGGATCTGTATACTCTTGTGTTACTGTAAATGTACTTGAAGAAGTAAATGTATGAATTTTAAAATCTCCAGAAGTAGCTATACTTCCACCTGTAGCTATCATAAACTTAAATGCACCTCCGCCAAATCCAAATCCTCTTGCTGATGCTCCTCCTCTTGTTCCTAATAATGGCATATTATTCTCCTACTCTTCCTATATAATTTTCATTATCTGGTTCTAATTCGGTTTCATTATATTCTGGTGCTATTTCAAAAGCTTGTTCTGGTAATTCCCATGATTGTATTTCTTCATTCCAAATCCATTTAGTAGTTTCATTAGGTCTCGGAATAGGTGGATTCCAATTTAAGTCACTATCTAACACCCAAGAATTATGTGGTTTTTTTTGATAAAACTTAGACGTATTTGTATCCCAATTGTCTCCAATACCAGGGCATATTTTTCTAGTGTCTGCTGTACCTTCTTGATACATTCCAGCCCACTTCCAAGTTCCTGTAGTTTGTCTAATTGAATTTGCAAAAGATGTTGTTAAAGAATCACTTACACCATTTTCATCAGAAATGTCTGATTCATCAACAACAATAGTATCTATTACAATGTTATTTTCATCTATTTTAGCAGCGCAGTATAACATACTATTTATACCTTTTCTTATTTTCTCTAAGTTTATATTGGAATAATATTTCCATAAACTCATTCATATTATGCAAATTGTGTTTGAGATGCAAAAACTTTAAATGTTGCAGCTCCAGTTTTAATTACTGTATATGAATAAACATCCACTGAGTTTGCATTTCCACCAGTTGGTGCTGAACCACCTTGCCATTCTGGCGTTACACTAGATCCGTCAACTTGAACAGCTGAATTATAATAAGCTGTAGTCATAGTAACTAAATGTGCAATAGTCATTGATTCTCCAGTACTCATAATTGAATCTAAACTATTGGATGCATCACCTCTAATATTTAAAGTCCAGTTTCCACTAGCATTTGAAGTGTAATACAAAACAGCTTGTGTCATTACATCATAGTTAATAGTTCCTGTTGCTGCAGTTGCAGACACAGTTGCTTTCTCAAAAACTTCTTGAATTGCAGTTGGACCTATTGCTTCTACTCTACCTGTGCCTTTAGGTGTAAGTTCTAGATCAATGTTAGTGCCTGAACCATTTGAAAAAATTGCCATTTAAATCTCCTATATCTTATCTAGTTTAATTTTAAATTTTTCACCAGATATATTATTTATCATAAATATATCATTTTTTCCTTCTTGTAAAGTCCAATTTCCTTTAGTGTTATCGACTATATTACCTTTTTCTTTAAATGTATTAGAAAGATGTAAATCTCCGGTATATATATTTTGCCAAACTGCAGCTGTGGTTCCAAGATCATAAGTATCATTTGCACCAGGTATAATATTACCGGTTGCAGTTATTGCTCCTGAAGCTATGGTTCCTGCAGTTATATTTCCTAAATCTGCAGTAACATCTACAACATTAGTTCCATCAGAGTAAAGTATTTTATACCCTTTATCTGTGGTAGACCAAGTAGCTCCTGTCCCACTAGTTGTTTTAAAGGTTACGGTAAAGGCACCTGTTGTTGCATTTTCAACTAAATAAGTTTTTTCAATTCCATCCGGAATAACAACATTTACATTTGAAGTAATAGTTCCCGTTAATCGTATAACTTGATTTTTACCATTAGATAAGACTCCATTTGAAAATACTAAAGTAGCACCAGTCGTTGCATTTAATCCAACCGCTGCATACCCACCTATAGCTTGTTCAAGAATTAATAAATTTGTGTTTGTAATCTGTCCCCAAGTTCCTGAGTTT